CGGGAATAGATATTTCTGTATCATTTAAACCTATGTTAGCTGTAGGTCTAAATTGTCCATAAGTATTAGCTGCATCTGTTTCTACCCCTAATTGATTTTGAGATATAATAAGTCTTTCTAAATGAGGCATAGCATAATCAAATATTAATTTTTCTATATGCCCTTTAGCCCCTACAAATGAAACTTTATTCCCTTTTTCAAAAATCTCAATATCAGAAACAGATATTGAATGATTTGCAAATTTAGGTAATAAGTTTGATAATGGATTTGTTATATTAGCTCCATATAATGTAGGCATAGATGCTCTAGAAGCGTTATTATCTATAGTTCCTATAAATCTATCAGTATTAATTGCTGATAGTATCCCATTTTGAGATAAAGGGTCTACATTTAATGAAAATGCCGCTGTACTATTAGAAATATCTTTTTCATCAGCATTTAACATAATACCATCAGCAAATATTGCTATTTCTTCTTTTCTTTTAGCCAAAGCTAATCTCCCAATAATTTTTAGGTATTTCTATCGTTCCTATTATTTGTTTCCGTCCAACATCTGTCCCCATACTGCTGCACGACCGTCTATTATCTGAACAATGTCTACAGTGAACCTTCCTCCCCTGTAATAATCTATTATCGCAAACGCGTGTGCCCATTTATGTCTTCGCCCTCCTAGCCATTCATTTTTTTCACTACTCATGTCTTTTAAACATCCTAAAGACCACGCTGATTTAGGACCGTCCATATGTGTCACACTATCCTGTTGCAGGGAATGATGATGACCATACATTATATTGGCACCTAACTGTCTTAGATGATTCTTCGCGTGGAACTGTCCACCAAAATGGTGCCCATGATAAAAATAGAGCTTTCCTACTTTCAGATACTTTCCAGCTTTGTGGAATTTGTATCCTCGTTCCTTGAACTTACATGCTTGTTCAAAACGATATTCTTTTAGATAAGGATGCTCGTCTACGAATCTATCTAACCATTCATCATGATTCCCTGCACAAATATGTTTTTCTTTACAATTTGCTTTGTCTAACGATTCATCAATTTCGTCAAGCAAATCGTTTACGCCTTTAATATCTTTATCAACATTAGGCATAATGTACTCTAATGGTGGTTTTTTCTTACGTTTCCATTGCCAGTGAGATACACTACCAAACTCACCTAAATCGCCCAAATCTATGTATATTTCGGGCTTTACGAGCTCTATAGCCTGTTTGACTACATTTATAGCAGGCACATCGTGTATAGGTGCATGCTTATCTGGAGTTACTATTGCTCGCTTTAGCACTCCCTTTTTAGTTTTCTTCATTATCAAAAAACTCCTAGTTAAATTTAGAAGGTGGGACATACCCCCAATCTCGGGGGTTTGTCCATACTCCTTTCGCAGACTGTAGATATTCTTCAGTCTTTTCTTCTTTAAATCTTAGGAATATTTTTTCACATTCATCACATTCCCAAAGAAGAGTGCCATCATATCCTCCCATAACTTCTATTCCGCTTATCTCTGTTGCAAGACAACAAGGACAATGAGATGGTCTTTTTTTAAGCACAATATTAGTATCAACTTCTAACTGCTTAACTAAACTTCCTTTAGAATCAATCAAATCATCTAGCATTACAAGTCTAGCTTCGTTGAATATAATACCAGCCTTACTCACCTATTTTTTGCCTGTTAATGCGTTAAAAATAGGCTTTAAGATTGTATCAAAAACGATATCATCTTTTTTACTTGGGCTTAATTTTACTACTTTTTCTATTACATAGAAACCGAGTAAAATCCATTCCCAATTCGCTGCTATCCATGCACCCATTGAAAAACCTCCATCTTCCATTTTAAGTACTCCTTACTTAGTTATCTTTATCCAACCACAAGATATAACCTAAACAAAAGGTTGTTAAAAATCCTGCAACAAATGCTACTATTTCTTGCAGGAGCTCTATCACTTTTCAATGCCTAGCCAAGTTAATACTGCTCCTACAATAAAGACAAATGTTCCTCCAATACCTCTCATCCACGATATATCTTTCTCGTTTTGTCTAACTCGTCCATTCATTACGGCTAAATGTTTTTTAATATCTCCTATATCTTCTTTGATATGCTCAACATCGCCACCTATCCTAATTAAATGAACAGTTATATCTTTCTCAAAATCCTTACTATCTTTTTTCACTATGGTATTTGTTTTATTAAATTATTATTTAATCTTACTAATCCTTCAGGAGGTTCAGTTCCTTCAAATGTTATCTTTAAATTAGCATAATTACTTTTTGTCGGAAGTATTGATGCCCCTAAATCTGCACTAATTGCACCTGCATCCTTCTTTCTAAATATTCCTCCACCACATTTAGATTCTCTTTTACCAAAATTATTTAACTTGACTTTTAAATCCATCGTTAACTCTTTTATCTTAATAGAACTTTGTGGTGCTAATGTTGCTAATGGAACTTGAACTTCTTCTTTCCCTATAACCATTTTCATGCATTTGGGAGTTCCGTCCTCATTAACATATTTACTTAAGGCCTCTATATGCTGGTTCTCTGCTAACGCTTGTGCTTGAACTACTGCATCGTAGAGACCTTTAGTTAATTGGTCTAAAAAGCTTCCTTTTTTAACTTGGTTGTCCACCTGCAGGAGCCTCTTTAGTCTTACCTATAGAATTATTTAACATATCTAATACTTTCATTAATCCTTCAGGTTTCTCTTGTTTCCCTTTAACACTAACAGTGTATTTAGCAGATGTATCTGAACTTCTGCTATTTTCACTATGATGAGAAACTTTGCCTTCAAAGCTTGCGCTCCAACATCCCCATCCTACTGATGCTTTTGCTGTCGCACTTGAATCTGTTGATGATTTACTAGCTGTTTGAGTTGACACTTCCATGTCAAATGTAATTGCTATTTCATCTACACATAGACTTGGTATGTTAATAATTGATAATAATGGTACATCTAAAGCCACGCTTTCTGAACCATCATCATATTTAAATTTTACTGATTTAGTGTTACCATCTTTATCCATACCTACTTCTTCTATAAAAGAAGCTGTAGTTGCAGCTAATGATTTTTGTCCTTCAGAAGCAGCTAATAATGGTGCTGCTATTAAAGTTTCCATAGGTAAGCCAGTAAATTGATTTGCTATATTTGCCATTTTACTCCTTAGTATTTTTTATTTGTATTACGTTCTTGCATTCTTAAAAATTTGTCTCTTAAACCATTGCCACTTAATTTAGCTATAACTTCTACTAAGGTTTTATAACTATTTTCAATACCTTTTTGTTCAAGTTGCATTTTCTTTTGTTGGTCTATTAATTTAACCAATATACCTTCTAATCTCCCAAAACTTTCTCTTATTTCTTTAGAAAGTTCATCTTGTATATATTTGTTTTGTTGCTTTACCATCATAAACATAGCAACTGCTACTACAAGAGGAACTCCATATTGTTCTAATATACTTAACCAATCCATTAAAAATCTTGAGGTTTAATTTTACCAGTTGTCTGATAATTGCTTCTAGAAAACTTTTTGGCCTCCTTTAAACCTAATAAATATTCATTGTCAAAATATTGTGCAACTTGTATATCCATATTCCTAGGCTCTTTATAGCCATTTGCTATTGCTTTATTTACAATAACTTCATGAAACTGAAGAGGTATTTGAGACCAAGTAGATGCCATATTATTTACAGTCAAATCATAATCTCTTGCAATAGCATATATAGTTATATCTTTAGCCTCTGTAATAGCTTTAAAATCAGTAGTATGACCATCTTTTGTCAATACATTAGTAACTTGTTCTACAATACCCATTCTAGCTCTTACAGTAGAGGTATCTATAAACCAAAATCTTTTCTTTTTAGTTGCCATTAATCTACCTCCGATGTATCATCATCTATAATAGGTTTGCCAATTAATCTTGGAATCTTTACATCATTAAGCCAAACATCTCTTATTTTAAGTAAATATTCAGATAATAAATAATACATTCTATTAGCAGTAGTAGCCGTTTCAGGATTAGTTCCATCAGTATCAGAACCTGTTTCTGTTCCTGCATCAGCAGATACAAAAGTATATTTCTTTTTAACTATTTCTGTTTTTGCACAAAAGTCATCTTTAGCTCTATTAAGTAATTTAATAGCTTCTGTTTCTCCCATATGAGGATGATGTTGTTGAATTAATTCTATCATTTCTTTTGCTTTCATTATTCTCCCCTAGGTTGCTTATCTGTTTCAGTAAATCTTTGCATTTCTAAAGTATAAGCTCCTTGCAATGATTGCATTTGAGTATTTAACATTGTTTGCATTTCACTATCTTCTTCATCTTGAACAAAATCACTTATATAAGCTTGTAATATATTTACACATGCTCTAAATACAACTGCTTGTAAACACATATCAGGCAAACCATTTATACTACTAGAACCAGAATTATCACCT